AAACTACCCCATTGTTTGCCTTCTTCAGGCAGAAACAAACTTCTAATTTTGTCACCAAACTCTTTGTTCCTTGCAGGAATTTGTTGGAGATTTGGATTTGAATATGATAAACGTCCAGATACAGTTCCACCTTGGTCAGAACGTAATTGATTTATTTCAGAATGTATTCTACCTTTGTGAACATAACGTTGGATTGAATCTATAAATGTTGAATGGAATTTATTTATTTCTCTTGCTTCTCTTATTAGTTGCGCTATCGGGTTATCACAATTTACTAACCAGTTTTGGGTAAAGCTTGGGTCTCCGGTTTTCGGTGTCCGTGGGTACTCCACACCTATTCGGTCAAAGATCTGTGCAACAGAACGTGCAGCCCAAATATCAACATCCAAAGTCGTATCTTGTTTTATTTTATGTAATACTTGTTTTTCTTTTTTTATAAATTCTTTTTTAAGTTCAGCAGCCTTTTCCTCATCTACTCTAATTCCTGTTCGTCTTGTATCAATTAAAATAGGTAGCAGCTCCATCTCCATGTCCCACACATCATGTAAGCTTTGCTTGCTTATCTCTGTTTTAAATCTATCCCACAATCTTAAAGTCAAACCTGCATCTTGCTCAGCATAAAATCCAACATAACCTGCAGGCAGTTTCCAAAGATCTCCTTTAGGATCTATTCCCCACTCTTTTGCTTTTTCATTTAAAAAAGTTTCATTTTTAATTTCACCTAAATAATCTTTAGCACATGCATTTAAACTAAAACTAAATCTATTCTCATTGATTAGAGCTGCAGCAATCATGGTATCAATAATCTTACCTTTAATTTCAAATCCATTAACAAGCAACCAACCCACATCATAACTTGCGTTATGAAATATTTTAGGACAAGGTAATTTTAAAATATCTTGCATCCATGCAGTCGTCATAGATAAATCCATGTTACCACCAGCATCATGTCCAATTGGAAAATACCACTGCTGTCCAAGTGCTGCTACTGCAAATCCTACAATATGACCATCAAAGGTAGCCCAACCCGAACCTTTTGTTTTAAGATTTGGATCTTTAGTTTCTAAGTCAATTGCAATCTCTGGTGCTTTAGATAAATCAGGATACTCTGCAGGAGCTATCCAATCACTATCATTGTAGATAAAGTTTAGTTGGTGAGTCATTAGTTTTTCTTTTTAGAAAATAGTCCTTCTGTTCTTAAATTATAAATTGCTGCATCAAATGGTATGTTGTTTTCGAACATATAACATTCAGGACAATAGTAAAGTTTTTTATCAATTATAACTGCAATCGCTGTATCACAGGTCTCACAAATTATTTTATTATTTTTCTTTCTTGGCATGTTTAGGCTCGTCTCTTAGTTTTAATATCTCTAATTGACAGTAATGAATTATTTTTTCTAAATCTTGAATTCCATTTTTGTACGGATATCTCACAACGTATTTAATAACATTGCCTTGAAAGAATGATAGATCATTTTTAGAGATAAATTCATACGGTTGTATACGTAAAAATTTATAATGGCTCCCGCCTATTTGTTTATCTTGTGGAAATGCTTCATCGAACATATCTTTATTTGTCATAACTAGCCTCATATTGTTTAAAATACTTTCCAAGTGGAAAGTTGTATTGATGATAGGTACCTAACAGATGAAGTGTGCTTTTAGATCTAGTGACACCTGTATACCAAACTCTAAGTTCTTTTACCTTATCTGCTAAATTCTTTTTGTCATAATGCGATGGAAAATTGCATTTGCTCGCCAGGACAACATTATCTGCTTCACCACCTTTGACTTGGTGTATGGTATCTATAATTATTTTTGGTGGTAAGTTTAAATCTACTCCTGCTTTCATAAGCTTTTGAAAATATTGTTTATCTTTATCTTTAAATTTTCTTTTAAACACTGTTGACCATGGTCCTTTTTCATCTCTCATACCACATCTGAGATGTAATTCATCAAAATTAAATACCTGATTAGGGTGAGCAAAGCTCCACTTTTTACTGTCCGATGACCGGTATCCGTGATCTATGTTTAATAAATATTCATACATGGTTACAGCTTCTTCTCTAGTAATGCTGCCACCTTTACATATCGTTTCCCAAAAATTTATTGCATGAAACTGATTCGGATCAAAGGACTTATTATTCTTTTGATCTTGATAATATAATCCAAGATCTTTTGCTTCCTGCTGCAGCTCTCGTTTCACATCGTTTATTCGAGCCAACACCATCCAATCACCTTCCATATCCCAAGGCACCTTTTTAAGTCCACCCCATCGATACACAGCTCCTTCTTTACCATTAGAATAAAATTCTTTTTCTACACGATTGTCACCCATAGATTTTAAAATACAATTTGAAAAGTGATGTATGTTTTTATTTAATCGTACAGATTTCTTTAATACCAAAGATCTTCCAGGAAAGTTTTGAAACAGTTCTACATCAGCACCATTCCATTCATAGATTGCTTGATCATCATCACCTGCAATGTAAACTCGATCTACTGCTTTTGCTAACTTCACCACTAGGTCCCACTGTAACGGAGTTAAATCTTGAGCTTCATCGACCATCAATACTTTAAACGGTATAGACACACCATCATCAATAAACTTCTGCACCATGTCGGTAAAGTCTAATCGATCCGGTGTCCGTCCTCCGCCTTCAAGTTCCATAGTTTTAAATTGTTCGTAACCTGCAATAATAGATTTGAATTGCTGCAACCTCACCGCTTTTCTTGGCTGCTGTTTATATAACCACACAGGATCCACTTTCATGTTTCTTGCTCGATCATAAACTTGTAATGACCAATTGTTAAATACTTTCTGATCATCGTGGCCTTCTTTGTAATTCACTTTAATAGTTCCATACTGAGTATGAAACATCAAAAGATCTGCCTTTGGATCTAGTACGGGTATTTCAGCAAACTGTTGTCTGGCCAAAGAGTGGAGTGTTCTAAAATATTTAAAGTCATCCTCATCATACTCTTTAAATCTTTTCCGGACTCTCGCCACACATTCATTAACTGCTTTATTGGTAAATGATATGTAACAAATTTCATCGGGGGAGTAACCTTGTTTGAGATACCTCTGTACTCTCTTAAGCAGATTCTCAGTTTTACCAGTTCCTGGTGGTCCAAAAATTTTAATTGTCTTCCCACGCAGCTTTTGTTTTAACGTATTTGACATCTTTATTTTTATGCTCACTTTGTTTTGGTAATGCCACTACCCAATGTCTAGTTTGAATACCTCTAAACTTAGACTTAGGCTGCGCACCACCTGTTTCTAAAAACTTTGTACATTCTTTTTCGTTCCAATTATAACCCATCTTTTTCATAAATGATTTAAAGGTTTCTAACTTGAATCTCATCTCGTTGTCATCTTTCCAAATATTACCAGAATCAATTTGATCAAACTCTGTAGTATCCTCAACATCTTCTAAGAATCTTGCCATTCTAGAATTAAACACATCATCTAATTCTTCAATTGCATCAAAGCCTTCCATATCTTGTTTAGTTGACATCAACTCTTCTAACCAATCTCTGTATGGATCCGGATCTCTTTTTGTGGGCTTGAGTGCTCTCCAAACTATGTCGTAATTTAATAATGCTTCGCCCAATAACTGTTGTTGATATAATTGTTTTGTAGATAATCGAATTGATTTACCTTGAATAGGAAGTATCCAATAAGGTTCTGGATATGAATTTACTTTTGTAAGTTTACCTACCTCAGGTAAAGCTTCATTCTTACCAATACCATGCTTACGTCTTAAACACGTGCTTGATGAACAATGCATTCTTGCAACAGATGTTTTACACTTATAAGCATATTCTTTATTCTCAACACCTTTAAAAATATTATTAAGTTCTTGTGGATGCAAAGGTTCAGTACATACTTTAGACATCATATTACGAGTCCAATCTTGGTACATCACAGGATCTGGATCAATCTTTTTAGCCAACACCGCTACATTAAACATTGCATCATTACGACCTTCACCTTTTTGAATTTTGTTTTTCATAAAATTAACTACACATGGTGGGTAATCTTTTGTTTCATCATCTTGAAACACTTTTAATTTTTTAAATTGTGCAGGAGTAATTCTATATTCAGATACAAACTTAAATAAATTTTCTAATTTTATTGAATTACCATCGTTGTCCATAGCAACTCTGGTAGTCATTTTAGCTTTTTGATAAGGCAGGTTTACAAAATTACCTTTTCTTTTTTGATTCCAATCTTCAGGAGTTAAATCAACTTCATCCTGTGCAGGATAAATATCTGTAGTCGTATCATTCACACCTAAATCAGATGCGATCTCTAATAATTTTTTTCTCATATCAGATGCTGCAACAACACCATCAATGAACAATATTAAATGCATACCATTAGATTTAGATCTAAATGGTATTAATGGGTATTTCCTTTTCCGTATAACCGATATAACTTCCTTATGCTGTATATTATAACGATCAACATCGATGACCCCCCAAGAGCATGAATTATCATCTCTAATGGGAACTGATCCATAGTATTTTTCTCCTTTTAAATGTTGTAACCAATCTTCCTTGGTCATTGGTCTAGGTTCAACCCAATGTCTGAATTCTTGCTTACCATCACGGCCACGTGTTTGACCTAATGGTATTGAAGCACCAAAATATGTAGAAGAGCCCTGGAAGAGTTCTACAAACTCCTCCAGGGTTTTGTCAAGTATCTCCATTGTTAGAATGGAGTTTTTTCTGCTTGATCTTCGTTCTTGTGGTTAGCTCTCACAGCACCTTTTTTGCATGACTCATAAAAGTCAAAAGCTGCTTTGATTGTTTCTTCGCTCTCCACTTGTCCGATATGCTCTATCTCCCAACCATACCAAGAACCTAAATTATTCTTTTCAAGAACAGTTTTAAGTTTGTATTGCTGAGTAAATGGTGCAGGTCTGAAAAAACCTTTACCATCTTTTCTCTTTTGTCTGAGAGACATCATCATAGAATTCCACTTCTTAGATTTTTTTCTTTGAGTAGATTTCATTGTGATTAGAGCAGTTGAAGACTTATCTGGTTCCACCACCATTACATAGTGAGACGCAGTCTCTTCAACGTAGTTACCATTATCAAGTCTGTCTTTGCCTTTTTCGTCTCTAACAGTTTTAGACATGATATCCGAATCAGCAGGATAAACATTTACAGGAGCAACTGCACCTTTATCTCTATCCTTCCATTCGATGTACTCGAGTTTATAAAAGCATGGTATTACATTGATACCATTTGCTCCATCATATAACTCATTCGTCACTGTGTTGTAGATCATTCCTGGTCTAGCCTCAGCTATAAATTGACTATCACCTTGTGTGACTTGTGGAGATAGTTGTCCAAGAACTTTAAGAAATGGTAATGCAAGACTATTTGAGTCTACATTATCAAATCCTTCGTCAGCGAATTGCTCTATGTTGATATTGGCAACTGCACCCGCTTGTTGTTTAATCGCTACTTCGTTCGATTGTCCGTCTTTTATTTTCATAGTATTACCTATTATTTGTTAGTTATTTTTGTTTTATTTGCGATGTATACACCGAACAAATCAAATGGCAATTCTTTACCTGTTTCAACTTGTTCTTTAACAAATGCCTTTAAAGTCATTGGTTCTACTTTTTCTTTTTTATTATAAGCAAAACCATTTTCTTCGCAGACCTTTATTAATTCAGAGACTTGGTTGTCTTGACCTCTATTGAAAGAAGCAGTGACGGTGTTCTTAATTAAATCTTCGAACCCCTTACTTCTTAACCAACCAAAGGCTTCCTCAACTCGTGACTCAGGAATTTTTGCTGCATAAAATGGTTTAACTTCTACAGTTGAACCATCAGATAACTTAAGCAAAGATACACCAGCTTCCTGCATCATCTCTGGAATTATTCTCTCTTCTAAATCACGTGCTTTGTTTTTTAAAAGAGAAATCTTTTCTTCTTCTTGTTCGATTTGTGATTTCAAATCTTTCAAGTGATTACATTTATCAGTAATAGATTTTACACTATCTTGATCAATGTCTATATTGGACATTTTTTCTAGATCCATATTTTCCTCCTATAGGCCTATTATTTTATTTGCTTGACCTTTGCAAGAAAAAAAATATATCTAATTTGAGATGTGGAAATTCCCGTATAAGACTACCCCATACGAGCACCAACGTAATGCTCTGAATCAATCTGCTGAAAAAACACAGTGGGCCTACTTCATGGAAATGGGTACAGGTAAAACTAAAGTAACTATAGATAACATGGCTTATCTTTTCCTACAAAGAAAAATTACTGCAGCATTAATTATAGCTCCTAAATCTGTTTATACAAATTGGGAAACAGAAATAGAAGTACATATGCCCGATGTAATAAAATATAAAATTTTTAAATGGAATTTAGATAAACCCAAAGATTATTTTAAACTTGAAGAATCAAAAGATTTAAAAATATTTTTAATTAATGTTGAAGCTCTTTCTACCAAAAGAGGTTTTGAAGGTTGTGTTGAATACCTTTCTAAAAATAAGCTAAACTTTGTAGCGTTGGATGAATCAACCACCATAAAAAATAGATCAGCAAAAAGAACAAAGAACATTTTAGCACTGCAAAAATTATCGCTGGTAAGGCGTATATTAACAGGATCGCCAATAACAAAATCTCCATTGGATCTCTATACACAATGTCAGTTTCTAAGTCCAGAATTATTAGGCTTCTCAAGTTATTTAGCTTTTAGAAATAGATATGCAGAAATGACTGATATACCAGTCGGCTCGGGTAGGTATATTAGTGTGCCTAAATACTATAAACGCCTGGAGGAGTTGGAAACTAAATTAAAACAATTTTCAACACGAATACGAAAAGATCAATGTTTAGACTTAAAGCCAAAAGTACGTCAGAAAAGATACATTGAACTTGAAGGAGATTCTAAAAAAATTTATGAAAGATTAAGAACTTCAGCACTAGCTATTGTTGAGGACAGCACAATATCATTTTCTAATAAATTAACTGAAATTATTAAACTACACCAGGTATGTAATGGTTTTTCAAAAGATGATGATGGTCAAATACTAGAATTACACAAATCTAAGATTAATGCTTTGGATGAAATACTTGAGGAGACTGATGGTAAAGTAATTATATGGGCTAACTATATTTATAACATTAAAGAGATTATAAGTTTCTTAGAAAAAAAATATGGCAAAGAATCAGTAGTAAGTATTTATGGAGCTATAGATGTTCAAACTAGAAAAAAAGCTGTCGAGAAAATTCAGAAGGACTCTAAGGTACGGTTCCTTGTGGGTAATCCAACTACTGGGGGTTTTGGTCTTACTCTTACTGCTGTTAACACAGTAATATATTTTTCTAATAATTATAATCTTGAAGTGCGTATGCAATCAGAAGACCGTGCTCACAGAATGGGCCAAAAAGGCACTGTAGTTTATATTGATATTGTAGCCAAAAATACATTAGATGAAGCTATTATGAAGTCTCTTACAAGTAAAGGTCAAGTTGCAGCTAAAACTTTAGGAGAAGAAGACCTAAGATCCTGGTTGCTGTAGTTTATTATATTGCTCTACCTTCTCTAAAAACTTTTCACCATATTCTTTCAAATCAGGCTCTGAGAGCTTAAATTCTTGATATTGTAGGTCTCGGGTACAGATTGCTATTACACCCTGCTCTATGGGGCCATAATTGGCTGTATGGGCTAAATAATAGGCACCCAACTGAAGTTTATAGTCTTCTACCCATTCTTCTTTTTTTGGCCTGTTTGCTTGTTTCCAGTCTACAATACTAGGTTTTCCATAAGCCACAGCAGTTAAATCACAGGTACCTGCAAATTTGTTTTGATATTCAAGGCTTATTTCATTACCCCAAATTTCATCTAATTGAATATTGTTTAATATTGTTTTGGCCATCATTCTAGGCTTTGCACCTTCTTCCATAGCATTATAATAACCTTGTCCGTTTAAGGTATACTCCAACACCTGGTGCATCTCAGTTCCAATGGTAGATGCTTGATGCATAATTTTATCTGCCTCAGCTTCTCCAACTCTACGTCTCCATTTATCTAAACCAGTTCTATCTTTAGTTGCACTTAGAATAGTTGTAACACTTGGTACTTTTATGTTATCGACTAAATATTTACGTCCTGTTGTATCTGAAAATCTATTATAATGTTTATAAGGGTATTTCTTAATGAGCTTCATGCATCATTAATACTATAAATGATTTGAAAGTACAGCTAAAACTATGGCCACACACCCACCTACAATCCATTTTTCCATTCTAGCTATTCTAGTTTCCATTCTATCAATTCGTTCAAATGTTTGTTTTTGCATTAATCTGCATATCTTTTCGTGATGATCTATTCTATCGATTGCAGATTTTCTTCTAGGCACGTGGAACCTCTCTTCTTTTAGCTGCTGCTATTAAAGTCTCATCTCTTGGGAACACACTTTCTACTTGTTGTGATGTCACTTGTCCGGTAGCCGGTGCAGCTTGTTGTTCTACTTGAGGCATTTGTAATGGAGCATTGACTGGTGCAGGTTCATCACCTACTTCAAGTTTGTTTGCTTCTGCAGCAGGCATAAAGGTTGAATTAAATTCTTTAGCTGCTTGTAAACCACCTTCAATAAAGTTTTCTTCTTCAGCTTGTTCCTCTTCACTTGGTGCTCTCATTACTTCTTCATCATACATTCTATTAATGGTTGTCATAGGAATGTTACCTGCGTTCTTACCATAATTAGGTTTAACCATCTCCACATCTTTTTGATTTAAATATTTTGTAATTTGTTCAAGATCTATATTCTTTGGATCTACTGGTACATAATCATCGTCATCACCAAATGCTTTATTCATAAATCTTGCAAACGCTTCTCTCTTAGTTCTTAATCCTGCAAGATAAGCTTTCGGAGTAATTAATCCTGCTTGTTGTGTACCAAATGCTTTACCACCTTTAAGTACTGCTTCTACTTCTTTTGGTGTAAGCACATCGTTAATTTGTCTCAATAGAAATGGATCTGATAATATTTTACCTGCTCTAAGTGCAGTTGCAAATAAAACAATTGGTGCTAATGGACTTGCTGCTGCAGATCCACCAAAACCTAAAGCTACCCCCGCTAATGAACTTGCACCACCAAGTGTTAATCTTCTTTGAATAAATGAAGATGAATTTGTAATTGGTACATCAGTAAGTCTTTTAGTATACTCTACAAAGTCTTCTAAGTGAGATAATGCCTTAGCTCCTTTTTGACCACCACCATACATTTCTTCAATAAATTTATAAACATCTCT